AAAAATAGCGACGATCTAAAATTATGGGATGTTGTAAGAGAAGAAGATTAGTAAATATTTTACATAAGAATCGAGGTGATTACATATAATTGGATTTTAACAGACCAAAGAACGAAACAGAAACACACTTTCTACTAAAAGAAATATCTAAATACATATTATTTGGATGGGGTTATAAGATGTTAGCTACTGAGGTAGGTGGCATGTGGGACTTAGATATTGGCAAAAAGAGAAAAGAAATCATTGACTGTGTTGGAATTAAAAAAGTTAGAATAGCACCAAGGAAATTTCATTATGATATGAAAGGTATTGAAGCAAAGGCTAGTTTAAGCGATTTTAAGAATGGGTTTTGTTGTGCAAGTGCCTATACATATATCATAAGTCCAGTTAACACTATTCCTATTGAATTAATACCAAAAGATATTGGATTAATTGAGGTGGATATTGACAACTTTGAGTTAAAGAAGTATTCACAAAAAATTTCTGATATGAAGGGTGTTGCATTAATTCGAAAGGCAAAGAAGCGAATTGATTCTAGGTTTAAATCAGAAGAAGCATATAGAAAATGGTGTGAACAGTGTTTAGAAAGGGTTGCTTATAGGAGTAGTTCAGAATTATTGTTTTGGAGAAATTATATTGAGTTTAGTGAGTAGAAGTATGAAATAAAATAATTGGAGGAATAAACAAATGAATTTAACAAGAGAAAATTTAATTAATTGTTTTGAAACGGCTAAATCAAAAAGTATGAATTATGTGGCAGTTCTCATTGAGATGGAAGGATTTGATAGACCAGAAGTAATTATTAATCCACTTTTAAATTTTGATAAAAAATTCAAATATTATCTCGATGCCTATGATGAGAATTTAAATCATAAACACGCTCCAGGAATTAAGATTGTTGGTTTTACGTATAGTAATAATTTTGAAGATATCGAATTTGAATTAATGCTGTAAAGGAGGTAAACTGTGGAACTAGATATAAAAACTTTAAAACATAAAACTATAGTTTGGGGTTGTGCATATAATGAGGATAATAATTACGATTATTCACATTTAAAACAATTACCAATACAAGGAATGGTTTTAGATAAGTATAAGGCAGAAATTGATAAACCAAAGTATAGTAGTTGGGTATTCGCTCCAATTAATAAAAAATGTGAAATGATTAAAAGCAAAGTTGTGGATGTGTATTCTAGACACTATGCAAATACATATGAGGAATGTGTTGAAGTCTATAATGGATTAATTCAAATGAGAATTGATAGGTTAAATGAGATTATTAAAGAGTGTGAAACGCATAAGATAATTTAAATAAGTAGTTATGGTATTAAAGGAGGTGAGAATCATAAGAAAAGTAAGATTCCTTAAAGATTTTAATTCTTTCAAAAAAGATACTTATAGAGTTATTATGGAAGAAACTGCATTACATTATCGTATTCAAGTTAATTTGGATAGTGATGAATTGTATTGGTTGCATAAGGAAAATTGTAGAGATTTGTTTCAAGTAGTAGAGAGGAGTTAGAGATAATCATATATGGGGAAATTAATCAATTTAATGGGTAGAGAATTTAATAGGTTGACTGTAATTAAAAGAGTAGAAAATGATAAAAATAAAAATGCTCAATGGCTGTGTAAATGTAATTGTGGTAGTTTAGTAGAACCAATAATAGCTACCACAGGAAGTTTAAATTCAGGGAATACACAATCTTGTGGGTGTTTGCAAGTAGAAAGATTAAGAGACGCAGTAAAAAAATATAATACATATGATTTAACAGGTAAATATGGTATAGGATATACATTCAAAGACGAAGAGTTTTATTTCGATTTAGAAGATTTTGATTTGATAAAGGATCATTGTTGGCATATAAATCGAGATGGTTATGTTATTTTTCATTATGAAGATAAAACTATATTTATGCATCGCCTTGTTATGAATTGTCCAGATGATATGGATGTAGATCATATTTTTCATAAAGAATATGATAACCGTAAAAAAGAATTAAGATTAGTAAACAAAACACAAAATCAAATGAACAAAAGTATGCAGTCTAATAATACTTCAGGAGTGGTGGGTGTTACTTGGGATAAGTCGAGGGATAAGTGGATGGCAAAAATTAATGTATATAATAAGTGCATTAATTTAGGAAGATTTGATAAATTTGATAATGCAGTTAGAGCAAGGAAAGAAGCAGAAATAAAATATTTTGGAGAATATAGATTAAAAGAAAAGGGTGGTTAATATTAATAGAGAATTTGTTGTGGTTGGTCAAAAAGTAGTTCCTCATTCAAAAAGTTTTTGTGGAAATTTAGAAAGTAGTGTTAATTGGTATTATGCAAAGAATAAAAATCAACCATATTTATTTGTATCAAAAATTAATTATGATTATATTGTTTTAGATTGTATAAGAGGATCAAATAGAGGTGATTTCTTCTTACCAGAAGATTTTGAACCATACATAGAGAACAATGCAAATCAAGAAAATAACAATGAAAGTAGGAATATTAAAATGAAGAAATCAGATTTAAATAATTCAATGCTTTTCAAAATGCGTGATGGAGATTTATGTGCTTTGTTAGACGATATTGAAGGTAATATGATTTTCAACAATCAAGAAGATATTAAACAAGGATATAGCTCTTATTTCATTACCTTAAATGACTATGACGAAGAGTTATCTAGCGATGGAGATGATTATGACATTGTAGCAATAAAACAATTAGATAGTTGTGTAAGGGTTGTGTGTGATGTTTTAGATGAGAATGAGCCGGAAGAATGGGATTGGGTAGAGGATGTTAAGGAAGAGAATGATGTAGAGGATGATAAATCTGATAATGAGTCAAAGAATGAAAATAATGTAGTAAATAATATTACTATTAATATTACTGTTGATTCAAATGAAGATCCGGCTAATTTCTTAAAACAACTTAATGACGCTTTAAAGAAAAATGGATTGCATTAAGAAAATAAATTGAATGTGGAATTTTATGTGGTTTGGCTTTGTTTATAAAGTAAGAAATAAAATGTTTGACATGTTTTTAGTTGTGTGGTATAATGAGTAAGTAGAGTTAATGAAAGGAGTAGCGAGTTTACAGAAAAGGCATTAAATAATTTACCAGAATATTTCTTCTCAATTCCTGCCAGTTCGTCTGGTAAATATCATCCACAATATGCTTTAGGAGAGGGAGGTTTAGTGAGGCATACCAAATCGGCAGTAAGAATTGCAGTAGAAATGTTTAGATTAGACATTTTCAAATATACTGAAGATGATAAAGACATAATTATAGCATCTTTAATATTACATGATGGTTGTAAATCAGGATTAGATAATAGTTATCATACCGTCACAGAACATCCATTAATTGTTGCTAATATGCTTAAAACTAACACAGAAGTAAATAGTTGTATTGATGAAGAAACACTAAATATGATTATTGGGAATATTGAGTCGCATATGGGCCAGTGGAGCTTTGATTATAAGACAAAGAAAAAAGTCCTGCCTACTCCAAAAAGTAAAATACAACATTTTGTACATTGGTGTGATTATTTGGCTAGTAGAAAATGTCTAGAATTTAATTTTGATGTAAAAGTTATGAGATAATAAGGAGGAAGATGCCTATTAAAACAAAAGCGTGGGGTCAAGTACCTGTTTGTCGCTCCAACAGCCCTCCTCTTTCAATATATTTTTAAAACTATTTTTGCAATAAATAATAAAATAAAAACATTGAAAGAAGGAATATAATATAATGGCAAAAGTTAAAGAGGAACAATTAGGTCTTAAAAAAGGCAAAGCACAATTTTTACTCATCGGAGAAGCAAAAGTAAATGATTATACTTTCACAATGGATAAAGATACTACAAAATCTGATTGGGTTTGGAATCAAATGAATCTTGGTGTAGATTGTGGGAATGGAAATGTTATATATTCAGATATGATGGGCGGTTACGGATCAGAAAGAGACAATGTAGTATATGTCCATGGTATAAAAGAAGTGGATGGTAAAAAACAAGAAGACTTTGATAATAAATTCACCATTGATTGGGATGATAGGTTTGACGAAACAATTCTAGAATCAGTAGCAGATTCTTGTTTCATTAAAGTTGGTTTAGAAAAAGATACAAAAGATAAAACATTCAAAAATAAATTTTTATCTGCATATGATGCAATTCAATACATACAACAACATCTTGAAAATGGAATGGTAGTAAATGTTAAAGGAAAATTAAAATATCAGGCGTATAATGATAGTGTTTCTATTAAAAAAGAAGTTAATTCTGTATTCTTATCAAAAGCTAAACCAGAAGAGTATAAAGCAGTATTTACACAAACAATACTTTGTGACGCAAATGCGGTTGGTAAATTAGATAGAGAAAAAGCATCATTTCCAATTACGGGATATGTAGTTGATTATGTTGGTAAATACGATGGAAAGGAAATCAAGAAGACTCTTGCTTTTACAAAGACATTTGAACTTGAAGTAGATAAGGCGAAACCAGAAAATACTAAAAAACTTATTACTAAATGTTTTGCTCCTGCTAAAAAAGGAACACTCGTAGAAGTCACTGTAGAAGGAGAAATGCTTGAAGGGGCAAGTGTAGTAAGTATTACACTAGATGATCTTCCTGAAGATATTAGAGAACTTATTGAACTTAATGTTATCACAGAGGAAGAGGCTCTTAGTAAATGTGCTATTGGTAGAAATAAAGAAAAAAGAATGCTTATAAAAAGACCTTTAATTACATTTGAAGGTGAAGGAGAAACAAAGGTTCCAATTTTGGCAATCAATAAAGATAAATATAAAGAAAGCGATTTAGTTTTCCTTTCTCAATTTATTGAAGTTGAAGAAGAGAAGGAGGAAGAAACAGAAGATTTAGAAGAAAGTGTTGCGAAATTTGAAAAAACACTAGATAAAAAAGAAGATGCTGATACTGAGGAAGACGAAGAAACAGTTGATGATGAAGCATGGATGAAATTGTTAGATGTATAATACTATTTAATTAATATCAGGAGGTTAAATTCCTCCTGATACACACAAAAATCATATAAAATAATAAAAAAAATAATAAAGGAGACTAAAATAAATGGGTTTTGTTAAAAAAGAAGAAGTATTGGCTTATGTTGGAGGAAAAGTATTAATATTTGGTGCAACAAGCTCCGGCAAATCTACAACAGCAGGAACTTTCCCAAAAATAAACTTGGTAGACAGTGAAGATGGTAATACATATTATCTTGAAGATAATCCCAATATTCTTAATGTCATGCGTACAACTTCTGCATCTGAAGTTCAAGAGACATTTGATGAATTAGATGATGAAGAATTATTAGCAGAATTTGATACTATTGTGATTGATAGTGGTACAAAATTATATGAGAATATGCAATCAGCAGCATATGAAGTTGTTGAAAAAAGATCAAGAAAACAAGTAAGAAAAGGTAAAGACATAGATTTAGAAGACCTAAATTTGAGTCAGCGTGATTGGGGCCATATCAAGAGATGGAATCAGGCATTAAAAACAGCTTATATAATGTTCTCATCACAAGGTAAATGGATTGTAGAAGTGGCACATCAAAAGGATGTCTTTAGAGATCCAACAGATGACGAAAAGAAAAAAGGTATTGATAGAGTAAAAATTGGTGAAGCTCCTGATTTAGCTAAAAAAGCTGAATACGATTTTGATATTGTGATGCAAATGTTCACAAAAGAAGATAAAGATGGTAATGTAACTTATTTTGGTAAAATCTATAAAGATAGAACTGGAGTAACAAAGAAAGGAGAAATTATAGAAAATCCTTCTTTTGAAATTTGGAGAACAAAATGGGAAGGTACAAAGAAATTTGGAGTAAAAAAAGCAGTTGATTATTCTACTGGTGTGAATAGGGATAAAGAATCTATGGAAATAGAAGATGAAAAAGCAGAGGATATTGCAAATAATATCAAATCTATTCTAAAGACTTGTTCAGAAGAAAATCAAAAGAAAATTGGAAAGAAAATCAGAGACTTGGAAATCAATATTAAAGATTTAGTTAATAATGATATTGAAAAATTGAATCAAGTATTAGAATTCGCTGAAATGCTATAAATGATAATAGGGATTATTGAACCAACCAATAATCCCTATTCCTATCAACTATTGAGGTGTTTAAATGGAAGAGAAAATTACTAAGAAACAAGAGCAAAAAGATTGGTTGGAGATGTGCGAGTATGTTTTTAAAGAAGTTTTACAGTATGAAACAGGCAAAAAGTTTCCGAGGTATTTAGCGTTAAGACTTAGGGGTTTGCATGAAGGTAAATTCATGGCAAATACAAAACAAAAACCACAAGCAAGTTATGATTACCGACTTATATTACTAACATTTAAGTTTTGTAAATACAGTATTTTACAATATATAGGGCCAACCAGAGATAAAATAAAAGATGAAAAACACCTCATAAACACAATAATGACATTCATTGAAAACGAGATAAATAATGTTTTCTCTAGATTAAAAAATGCTAAGAAAGCAGAAGAGAAAACAGCAACTATTGAATTAGAAAATCAAATACATGAAGGAGCTGAATATAAAGCAAAAAGTAAAGATAAAAAGATCGATAAGGAATTGGAGGAATTATGGTAAATGGCTGTTGTTACAAAAACAAAGTCAAAAACTACTGTTGCTAAAAAAGAAGTAAGTCCTTATGAACAAGAATTAATTAATGCTGTAAAAAAAGTTAAAGAATTTAAATTATCTGCTGAAGCAAACGCCACATCTATATTTTACAAGAACCCAGAATTAATGTATTCATATGATAATTTGACTTTACAAGATTTCTCTAATAATGAATGGAAGATATATTTTGTTATTGCTCATGATATTATCAAGAAAGAAAAGAAACAATCATTAGATGAAATTACGGTTGGTTTATATCTTGAAAAGCATGATAAATTGAAAGTTAAATATGATGAATATGGTGGTTATGACACCATTGACAAAGCAAAAGAATATGTAAAAGAAGAAAATTTAGACGGGTACATTAACGAATTACATAAATGGAATGCAGTTCTTAAATTAATGAAAGCAAAATTCCCTGTTCATGATAAATTAAGTCAATTCGCAGATATGAATACAGAAGAAATATATGCTTATTATGAAACTAATCTTAATCATATATTCGTAAATGTCGAAGGTGATGTTAAAAGTTACAATGCTTGCTCTGGCGTAAATGAGTTAATTGATAAATTAAATGAAGGAATCAATATAGGACTACCACTTGATAATTGCACTATATTAAATAAAGAAATATCAGGATTAAATTTAGGAAATATAGTTGGATTGGGAGGACTATCGGGAGCCGGAAAATCAACTACAGCAATCAATTGGTTATTTCCCTCAGTATTAAAACACGATGAAAAAGTAGTATTCATTATAAACGAAGAAGATCAAACCAAAATACAAAAAGAAATGATTATATGGGTAGCTAATAATGTTTATAAAGAAAACTTACATAAATATATATTAAGGGATGGGAATTTTGATGAAAAAACAATGGAATTATTAAGAAAATGTGCAAAATGGATTGAAGATAAGAAGGAAAATAAAAATATTACAATTATACCTCTAGAAAAATATACTACAGATATTGCCATTAAAATTATAAAGAAATATTCAGCTTTGGGAAATGTAAAATACTTTTGCATTGATACGCTTAAAGAAAATGCTGATAGTAATTCTGATAAAACATGGTTGGAAATGCAAAGGGATATGGTAAAAATTTACGATGTGATTAAACCAACTGCTAAAAATGTTAGTCTACTTGTTACATACCAATTAGGTAAAACTGCTACTAAACTAAGATATTACACAAACAATGAAATTGGTATGGCTAAATCGATTGTGGATGTAATGTCAGTTAATATTATGATTAGACAACCTTTTGAAGATGAATATGAAAATGAAAAACATGAAATAAAACCATACAAACTAGAAGGGAAGAGAAATCTCACCAAGATTCCTTTTAAGTTAAAAAAAGATAAGCGATATCTTATAATATTTATTACAAAAAATAGATTCGGGCAAACTAATCAATTTCAAATCATTGCAGAGTATGATTTATCTTTAAATATGTATAAGGAACTTGGAATTTGTAATATTTCGCAAGATTGGTAGGAGGGAATAATTTGTTGATAAAAAAGTATAGCATTAATAAAGAAATAGAAAATCAAAACGATAGGAATAAATATATCGGAAAAATTTTTATAAGCAAAATATTTGGAGAATATAAAGTTTTAGGTGTATATGATACAAACGGATCTAAAACAGGTAATAAACGATACGTAGTTGAATTTAAAAATACTGGTTTTCAAACCATCTCTGCTGGTATTCAAATTATAAACAAAAACATAAAAGACTCATTAAAACCAATTATTTATAATAAAGGATACTATGGATATGTAAAAAATGTTAAACACAATCCATATATAAATAAATGGGTATCTATGTTGCAAAGATGTTATGATGAGAAATTTCATATTAAAGAAGAAACATATAAAGATTGTATTGTAAATGAAAAATGGTTGTGTTTTGAATATTTTCTTCAAGACATACCTAAAATATTAGGTTATCAAGATATGATAGATCATCAAAATATTAAATTCGAACTCGATAAAGATGTCTTAACTGATGCAAAATATATAATCTAGAAAATTGTGTGTTCATGCCTGGAAAAATAAATAACTTCTTTACTAATATTCAGAAACATAATACTAGTGGTTATCCCGGAGTGTCTTATGATAAAACAAAAGAAAAATATGCTTGTTATATTTCAAATAATAGCAATCAGGAGCATTTAGGATATTTCAATGATCCTTTAGATGCGTTCATGGAGTATTTTAAGCATAAAAAATTAATATTGGAAAAGTATTTAGAAGAATATAATTTTCTTCATATATAAATTAAAAATGGCTGTAGAGATAAATTAAGGAGACAATATGAAAGTATATTGAATTATAATTTAAAAAGTGATATTAAATAAAATAAATAGAGAGTAGGTGAAAATAATTGAATGACCTCTATTGAATTAAAAACTTATATCTTAGACAATGATAAACTACAAGAAATACTAAAATCTCTAGACTGTCATGGTATTAAAGAATATACTAAAGAATTTCGATGCGGATTGCCTAATCATACATCTAATAATAATATTGCTATAAATAAAGAAACATTATCTACTAAAATATTTCAATCTGATAGTGAAATAATTCGTGGAGATATATTCAGTTTAGTTATGACAATAAAAGATATTTCATTTCCAAAAGCAAATAAGTATTTACATAAGTTACTTGGCTTAGAGTACAAATTTAAAATAAAAGAAGATAAATCTGATAAAAAAGATCCATTGAACGTATTCAAGAAGGTTAAAAGAAAAAGATGTGTTGTAAACATCGATGACATTGAGTTGTACGACAATGAAATTATCAAGGAGTATATACCATTGCCCCACATTGATTGGATAAAGACAGATGGCATCTTGCCCTTTACCTGCGATATATTCAAGATAGGCTATAGTGCAGAAAAGAAGAGAATAGTAATTCCTGCCAGACAATGGTGTGGAGATGAAAATGACTTCATAGGGATTATGGGTCGGACAACAATTAAAGAATGGGAAATGTTAGATATCCCAAAATATTTTCCACTTAAAAAATACTTTAAATCTCTTAATGTTTATGGTTTGCAAGAGAACTATAAAACTATTCAAGAATCTGGTTTTTGCGTAGTTGCAGAATCTCAGAAATCTGTGTTAAAAAGACACAGTAGAAAAGATGGTACGGTGGTTGCCATAGAAAGTCATGATATATCTGATGAACAAGTACGAATCTTAATAGGAATTAATGTTGATATTGTAATTGCTATGGATAAAGGTATTGATTTGCACCATATTAGAGGAATGTGTGAGCGATTTTATGGTATTCGTAATGTTTCATATATCTATGATAAATACGACCTACTCAAAGACAAACAGGCTCCAATGGATTTAGATAATAAGATGTATAACTATCTATTGAAATACAAAATAACTTATAACGAAACAGAACACAAAAAATATATTAAAGAGAGGGATAAGAAAATAAATGAGAAAACAATTTGAAGAAATTCAATTAATAGCAAATAAATTAGATTGTGATGAGATTTACTCATGGTCAAAATATAATCAATATAAAGGAGATCCTTATACTTTTTACCTTAAATACATCCTTAAAATCCCAGAGGATAGACATGATTCTATTTATGGTGTGTTTGGAAATGCATCGCATGACATACTAGAGAAATATTATAATAAAGAAATATCATATGCGGATATGATAGAAATATTTGAGGAGAAACTATTTGAATTTACCATTGGTGGACTCAAGTATGATAGATGTAATGAAGATAAAAACAAAAAAATAAGTGATAAATATGAATCATGCATGAGACATTTCTTTAAAAATCATCAACAAATTCCATATAAATTAAAGTGCGAAGTTTTTGTTCCAATAAAGATAAATAATATTTTAATTCAAGCTTATATAGATGCTATACATATGGAAAAAAGAAACGATAAAGATATATGTGTAATTACTGACTTTAAAACATCAAGTATATATAAAGGTAAAAAAATTGATAAGGAAAAAGGCCAAATTATTTTATATAGTTATGGTATTCACAAAAAGTTAAATATACCTATGGATCAAATTGTAGCTAGATGGGCGTTCCTTAAATACGTTGAAGTTGAATGTATGCAAGCTAATGGAAAAACTAAGAGTCGTATTATTGAAAGAAATGATATAGGAAACAGTTTAGCTTCAAACGCAAAAATGTGGTTAAAGAAATCAGATAGTAAGTTTAGTGAAGATGAGATTGAGGAGTATCTCAATAAAATGTCTATTGATAATTCAATAGATTGTTTACCAGATGATGTTAAGAGTAAATTTGTAGTAAAAGATTGTTATGTTGAAATATCTTTAGATGATGAATCTATTCAAGAATTATTAGATGATATCGTGAAGACTGTTGAAGAGATTAAACAAAAACAAGAAGATTATAAAGTAACATTGGATAATAAAATATGGTGGCAAGATGTTACGGATACTGAAAGTTATTTCTTGGCAAATTTGAATGGTTTTTCATCCAAAATACATGCACCATATAAGGCATATCTTGATACTTTAGAGATGTTTAATAATAAAGATAGTAAGGTAGTCGAAGATGATTTAACGTGGATGGAAGGACTTATGGATTAGGAGGAGTAATATGAATAATTATATTAGATACCATATTCATGATGATACAAGTAATTGTAATGGTTATTCTGATTCGTGTACTAGTTATAAAGAATATATTAAACTTGCTAAAAAAGAAAAATGTAAAGCATTAGCGTTTTCTAACCATGGAGGAATGTACGATTGGATAAAAAAGAAACAGGATTGCGATAAGGCAGGAATTAAATACATACATGGCATTGAATCATACTTATGTACTAAATTCGAAGCAGATGAAAGAGGATATCATATTGGATTATATGCCAAGAATTATGATGGAGTATTAGAATTAAACACTTTAAATTCCAAATCTACTTCCAAAGGAGAATTAGATGACAAAACAGATAGGCATATGTATTATAATCCTAGAATATCATTTGAAGAGTTAATGAATACAAGTGAAAATATTATAATTACAACTGCTTGTTTAGCATCAATATTATGGAGAAAAAAAGATGACGAAGATAGTTATGTACAGAGATTTTTAGAGTGGATGTCTAAAAATAGTCATAGATGTTTCTTAGAGATCCAGTACCACACACACGAACATCAAATAGAATACAATAAATTACTGTGGGGATGGAGTAAACAATATAATATACCTCTAATAGCCGGTACAGATACACATTCATCTTCAAAATATAAAGCAGAGTGTAGAAAAATTCTCCAAATATCAAAAGATAGTTTCTACGGAGAAGAGGATGAATTTGATCTTACTTGGAAAAGTTTTAATGAATTGGTTGAATGTTTTAGAATCCAAAATGCGTTGCCCGAAGAGGTATGGATGGAAGCTATATCTAACACAAATAAATTTGCTGATATGGTTGAAGAGTTTAAATTAGACAAATCATTTAAATATCCTAATTTATATGGGAATAATGCAGTAGATATTTGGAAAAAAACTATTGCAAAAAAGTTTAAAGCAAAAAAGGATAATAATATTCTTGATTTAACTAAATTAGATGAGTATAAGAAAAAAATAAATGAAGAATTTGAAGCAATGAAAAAACAAAATATGGAAAGCTTTATGATGTTTATGTCTGAATTAGTTGATTACTGTAATGAGAATGAAATACCATATGGGTTTTGTCGTGGTTCTGTTGGTGGTAGTGAAGTTGCTTTTATTACAGATATTACTGATGTAGATCCTATCAGATGGAATACTGTTTTTTCAAGATTTTGTAATGCTGATAGGGTTTCTCTCGCAGATATTGATATAGATTTCGCTCCAGAGGATCGTGTAAAAGTTTATGAATATATTATCAAAAGGTTTACACCAGAGAAAACGGCATATATATCAGCATTTTCAACTTTAAGAGATAGAGGAACTATTGATGTATTAGCAAAAGGGTTAAAATATGAAAATTTAGATGTGGTAATGGATATTAAAAATAAATTTGATAAACTATTTGATGAGTATTTTAAGATTATTCAAGAAGAAGTCAACCTAGAAGAATTAGAAGAGGTAGATGCTAAGTCCGTAGATTTTGACTATCATGAAGTTTATTGTAATCGGATAAGAAATAATAAAGCATTGACAAGAGTTAATACTTTAAAAAAAGAATTCAAATATTTAAAAGATAATAATAAGGATTTATTTTATTATTTTGATGGTTTGAAAGGAACTATTATAGCCAAAGGAACTCATCCAGCAGGTATTATTGGTTCTCCAATTACACTCGCAGATAATTTAGGAGTTTATTATAAAGATGGTAATGAATCTCAACCTGTATCAATATGTTCGATGAAAGCAGTAGATTCAGTAAATTTTGTGAAATTTGATATTTTAGGACTAAAAACTGTTGGGATAATGAAAGATGTATATAAGTCTATTGGATCTCATTATCTTAAAGCTCATGAAATTAATTGGAATGATAGTAGGGTTTGGGATAATATGATTACTTCTAGTGTAGGTGTGTTTCAATTTGAAGGAGATTATGCTTTTTCGTTACTTAAAGATTTTAAACCTCGTCGTATAAATGATATGTCGTTAGTGAACGCCTCGCTACGTCCATCTGGTAAATCATATAGAGATAGATTAATTAAAAAAGAACTTAATATAAATCCTTCTGAACAATTGGATAATTTATTGAAAGATAATTATGGGTATTTAGTATATCAAGAAGATACTATTAAATTTCTAACAGATATTTGTGGATTTAGTGGATCTTTAGCAGATACCACTAGAAGAGCAATCGGGAAAAAAGACATAGTTTTGCTCAACGAACAATTGCCAAAAATTCTTGAAGGATATTGTGATAAGTCAAATAAATCAAGAGAAACAGCAGAAGAAGAGGTAAAACAATTTCTACAAATTATCGACGATTCTTCTGAATATCAATTTGGATATAATCATTCCACTGGTTACAGTATGAATGGATATGCAGAGACTAGATTAAGAACTTATTACCCATTAGAATTTGCTACTGCTTACTTAGATAGAGCAGAAAACAAAGAAGATACAAATAGAGGGGTGTCATTAGCTAACCAATTAAATGCAAAAATTAATCCAATTTCATTTGGTAAATCAATCGCAAAATACACATTTGATAAAAAAGAAAATAGTATTTATAAAGGTATTTCTTCAATTAAATTTCTTAACGAACAAGTGCCAAATGAATTATATGCTTTAGCACAACAAAAAAATTATACAGATTTTATTGAGTTATTAAGTGATATAAAAAATACATCAGTAAATTCTCGTCAACTTAAAATATTAACTGGATTAAATTTCTTTAGATGTTTCGGAAATAATAAAAAACTTCTTCAAATTATAGAACTATATGATAAGTTTGCTTATTCCAAACAAATTAATTTTAAAGATATAGAAAAACTTAAAATTAATGAAGAAATTTTAAAAAGATATTCACAAAAAACAACAAAAACCCTTTATAAAGAATTGAATATGATTGAATATATTAAAGAGGTAATTAAAGACATTGAAGACAAACCATTATCAATTAAAGAACAAGTAAAATTCGAAATGGAATTCCTTGAATATACAGAATATGTGAACGAGAATGCAGGAGATAAATTTTATATAGTTATCAAGTATGAAACCTATAAAGATAAATCAAAACCTTACGTAACTTTAAGGCAAATAAATAATGGAAAAGAAATGAAAACAAAAATTAAAGATGGAAAGATATTTAATGAGAATATATTTAAGTTGTATGATGTCTTAAAAGTCAATGAATTCAAAACTCAAAAGAAAACAAAGAACGTTGGCGGCAAGTGGATGAAGTCAGATGAGGACGAAGAGATACTTATCAACTATGATGTATATTAGAAAGCAGGGTAAATAATTGAAAAATAAAATAATTTACGAATTCAAAGGTGTCGTAGTCGCAAACCCTTACAATACAGATGATTACAAAATATATGCACTAGATGTTGATGAAACTAAATATCCTCATATAGCAAAAAATTCATATGGAAATGTCAGTATTTTAGGTAATCTACCTGATCTTGAAACTGGTATAGAATACGCTATAAAATCAGAAGAAAAGGAAGGAAAAAATGGAATATCATATAAAGTAATTAATATAGGAAGGGATATGCCTAAAACAGAGACATCAACTAGATTGTTTTTACAAAGCATATTAGATAGTAATAGTCAGGTTGATGAAGTGATGAGGGAATATCCAGACATTATTGATAGAGTTATCAATAATCGTTTAGAGGACATTGACTTGAAGAAATTATATAATATTGGAGAGGTTAGATTCGAAGTTATTAAAAGGAAAATAATTGAGAATTTCGTATTAGGAGAATTAGTTGTAGAATTTAAAGGATTTATCGAATTCAAAATCTTAAAAGCATTATATGATAAATATGGTTCGGTTGATAAGATTAAAGAAAAACTACAAGACAATCCGTATAAATGTTTGTGCGGATTGTCAAGAATAGCCTTCAAAACTGCCGATAAGATACTTCTTGAATTTAATAAGGACTGTATTGCAACAAAAGCAAAAGGAGAAAAACCACCTATTGATTTCACATTTGATTTACAAACTTCTAGTCAAAGACAAAAATCAGCAATTATGTTTTTATTAGAAGAAAATGAGAACGATGGTAATACAAAAATTGATATTAAAGTCCTAAGAAAACAATCTGAGTCTTTAGCAAAGAAATGTATTGAACATTTTGTTGATATTATTAAGAATGATAAAGATATTCATTTTGGAAAAGCAACAAATACAGTTGCATTAGAGGAAACATACCAAACTGAAGTATATATTGCTAATAGGATTTTAGAAGGTTTAAAGGTAGAAAATAAGTGGGATATTGATACTGAAAAATATAGAGATAATGGTGATATTACTCTCACAGATCAACAATATCAAATTTTGCCTACAGTTTGTAAATCTAATATTTGCATATTGAATGGAAGTGCAGGTTCCGGCAAGTCTGCCACAACTAAATCAGTAATTGATATGTTAAAAGGCAATAATAAATCATTTTGTTTATTTTCTCCAACTGGTAGGGCTTCTAAGATATTAGCAGAATATACAAAATATCCAGCGTCAACGATTCATAGAGGATTAGGATATCAACCTCCAGAATGGGGTTACAACGAGGAAACTAAATTACCTTACAATTTAGTTCTTGTAGACGAGTTTGGAATGACAGATGTATTCTTAATGAAACATTTATTAGAAGCTATAGACTTTACAAGAACTAAATTAATTATGGTGGGAGATTCAAATCAAATTCCATCTGTTGGTGCTGGAAATGTTTTTTATGATTTAATTAATTCAAATCTTATTCCGATAGTTTCTCTCACTCAAATATTTAGATATGGCAAAGGAGGTATTCTAACTGTAGCAACTAAGACAAGAAATTGTGAAGGGTTTTTAGAAGATTCGCAAAAACCACAAATATTTGGAGAAGACCGTAGTTATTATTTTATTCCTACAACTCAAGACAAAATCATAAATAATGTTGTAATAACCTATAAAAAACTTCTCAATTCATACTCTAAAGATGATATAATGACATTATCATCCTATAATGTTGGTGATTACGGTACTGTAGCAATTAACAAACATTTACAACCTATTGCAAATTCTAATGTAGTGTTGAACGGTATACATATTCAACTTGGAGAAACTAGATTTTATGAAAATGATCTTGTTATTCAATCCAAAAATAATTATAAAGCGATAAGATATAATGAGAAATGGATAGATGAAAATGATAAAACTTTTGTAGCAAATGGAGAAGTAGGGAAAATTATTAAAATTAAGGATGGGAAAGTAATAATTCAATTTGATGAATTAGTTATTTATACCAAGAATGATTTATTAAATATAAAACTTGCATATTCGATTTCCATTCACCGTTCGCAGGGAGGGCAAGCTAAGATAGTTATTATGATAACTCCTAAAGCACATACTTTCATGCTAAATAGCAATCTAATGTATGTAGCATTGACAAGAGCAAAACAAAAAGTGTTTCATTTTGGTGAAACAGAAACGGTAAATAGAGCAATTAAAAAGAAAGCAGACTTTAATAGAAAAACTCATTTGAAAGAATTATTGTTAGACTCTTAAATTAATAAATAAATATTTGACTTCAATACTCAGAAATGTTACAATATATACATAGCAAAGGAGGTGAAAAACAAAATGCAAACTCAAAAAATCATCAATCGCATCGATGGACAATGGACTCAGTGCTCTTCTCAAGAGTACAATTCCAAAGACACATCAAACTTTATGTTCAGCAAAAGTGATTTAACCAACACTACTACATATTACAAAAAGATTGGTTAAATAATCATAATTCTAAACTCAAATAATAAAATAATTATCATAATATTGGCAAGGATTTGATCACTCAGATTAATTATAATACCAATCAAATTCTTGCTAAATCAATAGAGGTGAATACATATTAAAATTCTACATGGTAAAGATGGTGATTGGATTCAGTGTACTTTTGAAGAATATGAGAAAAACTATACTGATAAAGTTAATTACGCATTTATTGTCGATCAAGACACTAATAAAGGGTATTATTTTAAAAAGGTAAGTATTGAATCATTAGAAAATCAATCAGAAATTAAAAATGAAAGGATGGAAGATTAAAGTTTGGTAACATTCGGTTTATGTTCTCATGATATTTGTAAAAAATCTAATGAATGTAAAAGATATTTAAATAGGTACTCTCCCAATGCAAATCCTGTTTATTTTAGATTTAAAAATATTTGTAGTGAAAGTAATGAATATCAATGGTTGATAAAAGTGGAATCTAGTGACTTAATTCTAAAAGAAGAAGGTGATACATAATCTGTATAAATAATATTTCTTTACAAGGTATTGATTTTCACAAGTATGTGGTCATAAAACAAGATGATTTATACAAACATGCTTCAGAACAAGATTCTATTGATTTGAGTAGAATTCTTAAAAACATTAGGGTTAGTAGAATTAAGTTTAATAAGAAACCTAGTAATCAATATTTAGTGATTAATATCGATGAGGATTATGCAGGAGAGATTATTGATATTTTGAAGAAGAATAGGCATTGGGATATGTAATGAAAGGAGGTGATGTAATTGGATTTTGGTAGTATGGATATATTAGATATGGTGAGAGAAATTAAAATATTATTAGATAAGTTCTCTGGTAATATTAGTAAAGAAGAAGTAAAACAGTTGAGAATATTGTCAAACAACTTAAGTAAAGAATGTGGCGACATATTATATGATTGGGGTAAGTAAATAAATTAAAGGAGTAATTATAATGATATTTTTCAAAACAATTGATGAGAAATTAAATGATATTGGATTTATAAAAATGGATGAAACAAAATATGGGGTAAAATATCAAAGAGTAAATAATGAGTGTAATTACATTCAATGTCTTGACCTTTTGCATAAAGCAAGTGGGAAACATCTTATTCAATCGTATCAAAAAGATTTAAATAAAGATGGATTTAATAATATGATCGGTTTAACTATTTACGAATCTAAATTAGCAGTAAGAAAAATGAAACAAATGGGCTACAAAGAAATACGTTAAAAGAAGATTTCTATCGGGTAAGTTATAAGAAAGAAGGAAATAAAATGGCAAAGTATAAAAAGAAACCAGTAATAATTGAAGCTATAACTTTTGAGGAATTTGTTGAGTATGGTAAAAATAATGGAGCAAACATTGTGAATGGTATGCCTTGGTCATTCGACTACAACGGACATAATGTTACTCATGAAAATGATGAACGCTATTTGATACCAACATTAGAAGGAGTACACAATTTTACTCCTCAAGATATGTTGATTACAGGAGTTAATGGAGAAATTTATCCTTGTAAAATTGACATCTTTGCTAAGACATACGATTGTGTTGAAGATCAATAAAATACTTTAAATTAATCTATTGATCGGATTTATCAAATATTAAAATAAAATTATTGGAGGAATTAGATGATTATTTTATACTCAAATGATTGCCCTAAATGCAAAATATTAAAACTTAAACTAGATAGTAAAAATATTCAATATACACTATGTTCTGATATAGATATCATGGTTTCTAAGGGTTTCCAATCAATGCCAATGTTAGAAGTAGAAGAAGAAACAATGAATTATTTAGATGCAATAAATTGGGTAAAGGGGCGATAATCATAGATATTAGATTAAAACTTAACAAGAATTTTGTAGCTTGCTTAAATAAAATGGAACAAAAATATGGTGAAAAATTTGAGCGTATCAATGGATTTCATAATGAAAATTTAAATTTCAATTCCTTTATTGATAATTTTATAGATAGCAAAACGGTTGCAGATGTAAGTATCGATGCAAATGCCAATAGTAGCACAAAAGATATCAACACATTAAAATCAGATATGACTAAACCTCATTTAAAACTTTTATCTTTTAATAAGATTTTTTATGAAATTACTAAAAAATATGGACTACCTACAGCAGAAGAATGGTTAGAATCAGAATGGAATGGTGATTATTACTTACATAATGCCACAACAAGTACATATCTGCCATATTGTTATGCATATGATTTAGATCAAATAGTAGAAAAAGGGTTATATTTTATTGATAAATTTAAATCAACTCCTGCAAAACATTTAACCACATATAATGACCATGTATTAGAATTTATTAGTTGGACTGCTAATCGTAGTTCTGGTGCAGTTGGCCTACCAAGTTACCTAGTTTATTCGTATTATTATTGGAACAATGATATTAAGAATAATTTTTTTCTTAAAGATCCTGAATATTATAGGGAACAATGTTTTCAAAAATTCATCTATGACTTAAATCAACCATATTTGCGTGTTACTGAATGTGCATTTACTAACATTTCTATTATGGATAAAAACTATTTAGCAGAATTATTCGGTGCAAGACAATTTCCTGATGGAGAATTTGTAATTGATCATATTGATGGAATTATTGAACATCAAAAAGTGTTTATGGAAGTGGCAGCTAAGATTAGAGAAAAATTAATGATGACGTTTCCTGTGCTAACTTATTCATTATTGTTTCAAGAAGATAAATTTGTTGATGAAGAGTTTGCTAGATGGTGTAATAAACATAATATGAAATGGTTTGATAGTAATTTTTATGTTGGTAATGATGTTACAACCCTCTCAAATTGTTGTAGGCTCTTAAGCAATACTTCTAAATTAAATAGTTTTATTAATAGTATTGGAGGAACCTCTCTTTCAGTTGGTAGTGTCCAAGTTAATACAACTAATTTACGTAGAATTGCGTTATTGTCTAATAAAAATAAGGATAAATATATAAATATTTTATCAAAAAGAATTCATTTAAGTATTAAGGTATTAGATGTCGTAAGAAATATTATCAAAAGAAATATTGAGAAAGGACTTCTTCCAAACTATACATATGGACTTGTAAAAATGGAGAATCAATATAATACTTTAGGTATTACAGCAATGTATGAGGCAATTAGAGATATGGGATTAATTCAAGAGGATGCTTTTGGTAGTAATTCTTATACAGATGAAGGATTGGATTTTGCTACAAAAATTCTTAGAACTATTAATGAAATTAAAGATAGTTATAGTTTTGATTATAGTATAAACGTTGAGGCCGTCCCTGCTGAACGTGCAAATTCAATTCTATGTACTAAAGATAATCTACTATATCCTGAGTTTGAACAAGATTTTCTTTACAGTAATCAATGGATACCATTAATGGAAAATAGTACAATTCAAGAAAAAATAAAACTTGGTGCTGTATTGGATAAAGAATGTGGGGGAGGACAAATCCTTCATGTAAATCTACAAGGTAAATTTGCTAGTGAAGAACAATCATGGGATATGTTAAATCATTTAGCCAATTCAGGTATAATTTACTTTGCTTATAATGTTCAAATATCTGTATGTGATGAAGGACATGGATTTTTTGGAAATATTTGTCCAATAGAAGGAAATCCAGTTCAAGATGTCTTCAGCAGAATCGTAGGTTATCTTGTTCCTACGCAATCATATAGTAAAGAACGCAAACAAGAATTTGATAAGCGTAAATGGTTTTTACTAGATTAAGAGAGGTATTAAAATGTGGATTAAGAACATAATGAATGAGAATTTCCAAGACTATAAAAAAACATCAATGATGATAGCAACATGTAAATGCGATTGGAAATGTGCTATAGAAGGAGAGTTCGACATTTCAGTTTGTCAAAACTCTGAATTAGCAAATCAGAAAAATATTGAGGTATCTATTAAATCTATTATAAATAGATACCTCAATAACCCCATTACTCAAGCTATAGTTATAGGTGGATTAGAACCGATGTTACAGTTCAATGAAATTTTAGAATTCGTAGATGATTTTAGATTAGTATCTGAAGATGATATAGTTATTTACACTGGTTATTATCCAGAAGAATTAACTGAAGATATAGCTATTTTAAGATTAAGAAATAATATTACTTTCAAGTTTGGCAGATATAAAGAAAATAGTAGCAAGAAATTTGACAATGTGTTGGGTATTTGGTTATCATCAGACAATCAGTTTGGAATGAAAATAAGTTAAACAAAGAAAGAGGTAATTAATAAATGAATATTAATTGTACAGTAGATAATGAAGATGTTATTTTACCAAAATATGAATCAGAATGTGCTTCAGGTATGGATTTAAGAGCGTGGAAGTATTCATGGCCCGAAACTCTAAAAGAGGTTCGTGAATTCCCAGAGGAAGGAATTGAATTACATTCATTTTGCAGGGTTTTAATTAAAACAGGATTGCATATTGAGTTACCACTTGATATGGAGGCACAAATTAGACCAAGAAGTGGATTAGCATTAAAGAATGGAATTTCAATTGTTAATTCTCCTGGGACTATCGACGAGGATTATCGTGGTGATGTAGGAGTAGTTTTAATTAATACTGACCCATTTTATAGTTTTATAATCAAAAAAGGAGATAGAATTGCTCAAATGGTATTCCAAAAAGTTGAGAAGTTTAATCTAAACATTGTTGATAAATTACAAGATACATTACGTGGAGATGGTGGATTTGGTAGCACAAATAAAGAGAGTTAATTCTCCCTCCCCACTCTCATAGAAAGGAACAACAAAACAAAATGCAGATAATAAATTGGGATGACTATTTCATGTCTGTAGCATACATATCATCATTGCGTAGCAAAGATCCAAGAACACAAGTTGGAGCATGTATGGTAGATAAAAATCACAGGATAATTTCAACAGGCTACAATGGAATGCCTAACAATTGCAATGATTCAGAAATGCCTTGGGAAGCAAAAGAAGGATTAGAAAGTAAATATCTATATGTAGTACATAGTGAACTTAATGCAATACTTTATGCTAAAAATGACTTAAATGGATGTATTCTTTATTCTACATTGTTTCCTTGTAATGAATGTTCTAAAACAATTGTCCAATCTGGAATATCTGAAGTTGTATATCTAAGTGATAAATATAAAGATATGGAACAAACAATTGCTTCTAGATTTATTCTAAATATGGCAGGAGTAAAGTATAGACAATTGGTTAGTGATTGTAAGATAGAGATTGATTTAAATAATGAGGAGTGATAATTTAAAATGAAAACATTAAACCCTCAAGAATCCGAAAGATTATGGAACGAAATAAAAGATATTGAATACTTAGTATCAAGACTAGGTGGTTGTGTCCAAAATCCAGACTTTGTTAATGAAGAAAATACAAGAGAGAATCTAAGATATTTTTTAAATGATTATGATAGAGTTATTGATAAATTAGTTAAATTAAAAACAAATATGATTTTATTGCATGATGAAATTATCAATTAATAGAATTCTCTATAATAATTAAAAAGGAGTAACTAATTATGATGGATAAAGAATTAATCAAAGCACTTGAATTTTATAAATCAGATATTGAAGAATATAAATCTTTTGTAAATCAGTCAATTGACTTTACTCGACAAGGAAGAAAAGATGAAGAATTATATGCCAATGAATTAGGTTATATTGAAGGATTAAAACAAGGTATAAAAGTAGTTGAAATGATTTTTTGTGGAAGAATTAAAGATGGTTTCTAGAAAGGAGTGACCACTATCCAAACATCGTATTTTGCAAAGAATTGAAATTAAAGAATTTATTAAGGAGTGAATCTAAACAATGCACAAAACTATTGTCGTAAATATATTCGGAGGCCCATCTGCAGGTAAATCTACTACTTCAGCAGGAATATTTTATGAATTAAAACGACAAGGTATTCGATGTGAACTTGTTACCGAATATGCAAAAAGTAAAGTTTGGGAAGAAAGTTTTAAAGTCTTAGAAGATCAGATTTATATTTTCGGAAAACAAAATCACAAAATGTTTACTGTTAAAGGTAAAGTAGATGTTATTATTACGGATTCTCCTCTTTTATTATCTCTTTATTATGGAAAAGAATTAACTTCTAGTTTTAAAGGATTAGTTACTGAAACACATAATAGTTATCATAATATGAATTATTTCATTAATAATCTTGGAGAATATGACACAGTTGGTAGAATGCAAACCGAAGAAGAATCTTTAATTATCAGTGGTCATATTTTAGGTATTCTTAAAGATGGTAAATTTCATCATACTGTATTAAATAAAACTAACCTTGTAGTAGATTTTATTATAGGAGATATTTATAAAGAACTTGCTAAAATGAAAGGAGAATAAATAATGAAAATTAATGATTCAGTAATGAATATTCCACAAAAAGGAGTTGCATCAAAAATGAAACAATGTATACATTTCGACAGTGGAGTTTGCTATTCATCTGATTGGGAAGAACCATTTGGCGAGGGTTGTTTATTAAATCATAAAGATTCATGTCCTCATTATATTCCAACTACTTCAATTAAAATGAAATATAAAAATTGGAAAGGTGAAGTTGGAATCAGAACAATTATTCCTCAAACTATTTATTATGGCAGTACTGATTTTCACAAAGAAAACCAATGGTTAATGGATGTATTTGATGTGGATAAAGACGCTCTAAGAACTTATGCATTAATGGATATAATTGAATTTATTAAGGAGTAAAAATGGAAGATAAACTATTATCTCTTAAAGAACAATTTTGCAATTTCTATTGCTCAAATAAAAACATAACTATTGATTATGAGTGCTCTGGAATCGTAGAATGTAATGAATGCGGAGAATCAATTGAATGTGATAAAGTTCAAAAAATATATGTTGATTTGTGTTATCAATGTAAAATTTCAGATTATATTGTCTTTATTAGAGACGAATTATAATATTCACAATTTAAACATAAAACAAAATAAAATCTGACAGAAGGGAGGTGCATAAAAAGAAAGGAGAATAGTTCTAATGAAAGAGTTGAAAGAATGGTTAACTAATGAAATAAATTCTATTAATATAGATTATCATAATGAAAGCGTCTATATGTGGTCAAAAGGGTACAAGAAAGCTTTGTTGGAAACTTTAAATAAAATAAAAACGATTGAAAGTGAAAATTAAATACAAAATAATTGATGTTTTCGAAGGGATATTTCATTAGCTATGAAAAATATTAAATCATATTCAATTGTAAAATGTAAAGTAAATGATGAAGGATATTTATTTAATATTCCTAATGAAATTAATTCAGATATAACTCCAGAACTGATTAAGAATGGGAAATGGTATGTTTATACTTGGTCTTATTAATTTAGTTTAAATCAAGAAAGGAAGATGTAAAATGTTTAACGGAACCATTGAAATGAATAATGATTATC